TATCTACAAGCGTTGGTATATTGATGGACGTATGTACCACCATTTAGTTGTTGATGAGAATAAACCTAAGATGGGTATTCAAGAGATCCGACCAATCGATGCTACCAAGATCCGTAAAGTAAAACAGGTTAAAAAGAAAAAAGATGAGGCTACTGGTGCTACTCTTATCGAAAAAGTAGATGAGTTTTACATCTACCAAGAAAAAGTAAACACTACTAACCTTACTACAACAGGTACAAATACTGGTATTAGACTTACACCAGATTCTGTTAGCTATGTGACGTCTGGTCTGCTAGACGAAGCTCGCCGCAAGGTAGTCTCGCATCTACACAAAGCACTAAAACCTATTAACCAGTTGCGCATGATGGAAGACTCTCTTGTCATCTATCGTCTTGCTCGTGCGCCAGAAAGACGTATTTTCTATATTGATGTTGGCAACCTTCCTAAGGGTAAGTCAGAAGAATATATGAAAAACATTATGGCCAAGTATCGTAACAAACTTGTATACGATGCTAATACTGGTGCTATTAGAGATGATCGTAAGCATATGTCAATGCTTGAAGACTTCTGGTTGCCACGTCGGGAAGGTGGAAGAGGTACAGAGATCTCAACACTACCAGGTGGTGAAAACCTTGGTCAGATTGATGATATCATATACTTCCAAAAACGTCTTTATAGATCTTTAAATGTTCCTATCAATAGACTGGAACAAGAAGCGCAGTTCTCTCTTGGTAGATCTACAGAGATTAACCGTGATGAATTAAAGTTCCAAAAGTTTATTGATAGACTACGTTCTAGATTTAACAATCTATTCTATAACATTCTAAAGAAGCAGCTTCTTCTTAAAGGTATTATTACTGAAGAAGATTGGGAAGAATGGAAAGAAGATATCTTCGTTGATTATGTTCGTGATAATCATTTCACTGAACTTAGAGATGCAGAGCTGTGGCAGAATAGAATTACATTGCTAGATCAAGTAAACAACTATGCCAATGAGTACTTCTCAAAAGAATGGATTATGAAAAACATTCTACAGTTTGATGATGAAGATATTGAAAAGATGAAAAAAGAGATCCAAGAGACTATGGACGAAGAAGGTGAAGATGAACAAGATGAAGCGCAATATCAAGATAATGCTTCTATACAACAACAGTCTGCTCCAGTAGTCCAACTTAAACCAGTAGGTCAAGCTCAAAATGAATCTTTGGCTCTTAGTGAAGAGTTAGATCAATCAGATATAGATATCATAAAGTCACTCACTGAAAATCTAAAGAGATAGGTTTGTTATGGCAACAAAGATCAACGAAGCTCTTATCGCTGCCAACCTTAAAAAGGTATTTGAAGAGCTAGATGATATCAGAGAAAGTATTCCTCAGTCTATAGAGGGTCCACAAGGATTTAAAGGTGACCGTGGTCCTATGGGGCCACAAGGTAATATTGGACCTGCAGGACCTCAAGGACAACGCGGTATGTTGGGAGAACAAGGACCAGCTGGTCCTGTTGGTCCACAAGGTCAGCCTGGTCCTCAAGGGCCTCAAGGCGAAAAAGGTGAAAAGGGTGATCGTGGCGATATTACTGTTGTCACTGGTCCTACTGGTCCTCAGGGTGAGGTTGGACCACAAGGCGAGATAGGACCAGTTGGTCCACAAGGTCCAACAGGAGAAAGAGGTCCTAGAGGTGTTAAAGGTGATCGAGGTCCTCAAGGCATTCAAGGACCTAAAGGGGAAAAAGGCGATAGAGGAGATAAGGGTGAAACCGGTTTACAGGGCCCGGAAGGAGTTCCAGGCGCTGCAGGGATCCAAGGTGATCGAGGGATACAAGGTATTCCCGGTGAGCCAGGACCTAAAGGAGAAAAAGGTGACAGAGGACCAGAGGGCAAAGTAGGACCTCAGGGGCCTCAAGGTTTGCAAGGACCTCCCGGACCACCTGCTCCAGAAGTTGACACTCAAGCTATTACAGCTCCTGTAATTGAAGAGTTCTCTAACCAGCACAGAAATCATATTAGAGAGATTCAAAAAGCACTATCACTTGGTGGTGGTGGCTCTATGCATCTACAATATCTTACAGATGTTGAAAAAAGCACTGCACAAGTTGATGGTAAGTATCTTAAATATGATGCAGCAAAAGGTAAGTGGGTAGGTGCCGAAGGCGGTAGCGGT